CAGATACTTGACTTCTTCGTATCGTTTAACCTAGACGAAGCCTTCCAAGAAACAATTAGATCTCGGTTCCGTGATAGCTTCACGTACGATTCTTTTTCTGAAGGTGAGAAGCAGCGTATTGACTTGGCTCTACTATTCACATGGCGGCAGATTGCTAAGATGAAGAATAGTGTGGCTACTAATCTTCTAATTCTAGATGAGACATTTGATAGCTCATTAGATATAGATGGTGTTGACAATCTTATGAAGATCATCTACAGTCTTGGGGATGACACTAACGTCTTTGTTATCTCTCATAAAGGTGAGATGGTGGATGGTAAGTTTGCCAATAAGATTGAAGTGGTAAAGGAAAAGAACTTTAGTAGGATTAAATAATGGAACTATCTAACTATACTATGCAAGCATTGAAAAACTTTGCTTCTATCAATAGTAATGTTGTTATCCATCCTGGTAACACTATTATGACAATGGCAGAAGCAAAGAATGTTCTTGGATACACAACTGTCTCTGAGTCGTTTCCTCAGACGTTTGGTATCTATGATCTGCAAGAGATGCTTAATGTACTTGGGTTGGTTGATAAACCTCGAGTACGGTTTGAAGATAACTATGTGCTTATTGGAGATAGTACTGGTCGTGTTGAGATCAAATACTTCTTCTCAGATACAGAGATGTTGACGTCTCCTAGTAAGCCTATTGAGATGCCAGAACCTGATGTATCATTCACATTAGATCAAGGCACACTAAACAATCTAAAACGAGCAGCAGCTGCTCTAGGACACAACGAAGTATCAATTACCTTTGTAGATAATGTTATTCGTTTGTCTATTTTAGATACAGAAAACTCTACATCGAATACATATTCTATTGATGTAGACGGAGAATGTTCATTATCAGAGTGTAACTTTATTATTAATATTACTAATCTGAAAATGATCCCTGGAGATTATAAAGTAGATATTTCTACTAAACTAATCTCACAATTCACCAATACTAGTGAAGAGCTGGACTTGAAGTATTGGGTTGCGTTAGAAAAGTCCTCAACTTTTAAGGAGTAAATTAATGGCTGATAAACAGCAAAAAGGTATTTCATATCCACCCGAGACAGATCATTCCCAGATCTATGATATCTCTAATCGGGTCTCTCGTAGTGTAGTGGCAGTCGTCGACGCACTAACACAACGCGGTGCTTTCAAAGGTGAAGAGCTATCTACTATTGGTGGATTGCGTGACCAGGCTCTTCAGATTATTCAACTAGCAGAAAACTATCAGCAGGAGCAAGCCTCCAAGTAATTGACATTACATCCGTTTTGAGTTATAGTTTTATTTTGTTATGAGGATAATATGTCAAAAGATTTTCTGTGGGTTGAAAAGTATCGACCAACTACCATAGCTGACTGTGTACTTCCTGGTCAGCTTAAACAAACATTCCAGTCTATTGCAGATGGTGGTGAGCTTCCTAATATGTTGCTTACTGGCACTGCTGGTCTGGGTAAGACTACTGTTGCCAAAGCATTATGTAATCAATTGGATCTCGATTACATTATTATCAATGGGTCAGAGGAAGGCAACATAGACACACTACGAGGTAAGATTAAACAGTTTGCCTCTAGTGTTTCCTTGCAGGGCGGGTACAAGGTAGTTATCCTTGATGAGGCAGACTATCTTAACCCCCAGTCTACACAACCCGCCTTGCGAGGCTTTATCGAAGAGTTTGCAAACAACTGTCGATTTATTCTGACCTGCAACTTCAAGAACCGTATCATCGAGCCGTTACACTCTCGTTGTTCTGTGTATGAATTTAACACATCCAAGAAAGATTTAGCAGATCTGGCTGCACAATTTTACAAGAGATTTGTATACATACTTGATCAAGAGGGGGTACCATATCAACAAAAAGCTGTAGCTGATCTGATTATGAAGTACGCCCCTGATTGGAGGAGAGTACTAAATGAAGGACAGCGGAATGCCATTAGTGGTATGGCTATTGATGGCAGCAGTGTTGGGGTTAGCAGTAGCTCCATTGATAGTCTCGTTGTAGCACTGAAGGAAAAGAACTTCAAGGCTATGCGTAAGTGGGTAGTGGATAACCTTGATATGGATACCACTGCTATCTTTCGTGGCGTCTACGACTCTATGAATACATATGTAGAGTCTCAGTCTATTCCTCAGCTGGTTCTGATCCTGGCTGACTATCAATACAAAGATGCATTTGTTGCTGATCATGAATTAAACATTGTAGCATGTATGACGGAGATAATGGCTAATGTCCAGTTTAAGTCCGTTTGAGTTTGTTACAAGTATCAACGATAGCAAGAAAGATATCATGGTAGATGATATTGCTGAGAGGTCTTACTCTAGCTTTATGACTAATAGATCTCTTAGCTACTTTCAAGATACTGTACAGTTTGCTAATCTAATGAACCAGTACCACCATCT